CATATCATTAGTCTCAAAAAGTCTTTCATGTTTATCTCCAGTTATGTACACCCATCATCCGGATATCTTCAAAACAATGCAAACATTCTAAAAAAGTGTTTACGTTAATCACTCGTGAGATTATCTTGGATTTACTTAACAGGGAGGGTTTTATGTGCGAAAAAGAATTGAAAGAAACGAAAGAAGTTTTGGATGTGTGTGTTGAAGAGCTAGTTGGCAATCTGAAAAGAGAGAAAGAATATCATCTTAAAGAATTAGAAGATATCGATGAGGATTATGAATGGCGATTGTCTAAATTGGTAGAGTGGATGAAGTGCTTTTCTAAATCATATGACGATCGTGAGATCGCAAAAGATCGAATTGAATATATTGAGCAACGTCTCAAACAATTAGGAAAAGAAGAGTAGAAGTAAAAATCTCTCTACACTATTATACATTTGAGTGCGGGGCAGACAGAAAGCCGGCTGTTCGCTAGTGATGGCAGTACTAGGTGCAATTCCTAGGCACTTATTTGCGTTGATGTACGGCTTATATACATCCGTGGAGGCTACCACGTTAAAAAGAGCCACTCTTTACATCCGTAGTTCAGTTGGTAGATCGCTTGCATCGACGAAATCATGCAAGAGCGCACTGGTTCGAGTCCAGTCGGGTGTTATGGCTCTATAGTTTAATGGTTAGAACATCGGGTTTTCAATCCGAGAACGTAGGTTCGACTCCTGCTAGGGTCAGACATAGTTTGATAGTGTTACCTAGCCGTAGCCCGGGAAAAAACTATCTTTAGCCCTTTTAGTTTAATGGTAGAGCAACTCTCTTGTAAAGAGAAGATGGCTGTTCGATTCAGTCAAAGGGCATCTTGGCATGCTAGCTCAGGAAATTTGTCCCTTATGGTGCGTTTTATTGCGAAGTTTTTCGCACTGTTAGGGGACTTTTTTGTCAGATAGCTCAATTGGTAGAGCACATGACTTTGGTTCATGCGGTTAGAGGTTCGAACCCTTTTCTGACAATACCGCGGGAAGCCTTGGAGGCTAACTAGGCTCATAACCTTATTTCAGTGGGTTCGACTCCCACTCCCGCTATTAAAATGGAGATAGGAATGATTATTTTTTATGGACTGTGCTTCGGGATCGCATTCATGTGTGTGTTGAATCAAATGTTTGTGCCACGTAAGCACTTCATTGAAATATCGAAATGTGTTCAGGAACTCAATACAACCATTCTACACCTGAAGATAAAGCAGATCCGTCAATCTGAATTCTTTTTAAACAACTATTTACTTAAGGCTGAATATGAGAAAGACTGTAGCGAAAAGGTTAAGGAAGAGCTTTGTGGAGAACTATCCGCACGCGCCGAAGAATCTGTGGAGAGCGATCAAAAAAGCGTACAATAAAGGTTAACATGGCATTAGTTCGCGATGGCGATGGATATGACAGCAGCCCCTCACATTTTACTAATGAGCATCATACTCCTACTAGCATCACTAACACTTTACCTATTGTGGTCACGATAGATGATCACGGTTTTCTTCCGGGTTACGCGCTCCGGTGTACGCAGTTTCAGGAGTTCCCTTTCGCAAATGCTACAGGTATGGAGCAGCTCAACAACAACCTGTACTACGTCGCGTTGCCCACTACGAACACCTTCATTCTAGTGGACGCAAACGGCAACTACATCGATGGAAGAGACTATACACCATTCACAGGCGATGGCAATCCGCAGATGACTCTTACCGGCCCTAATCTGTATATACAGAATCCCGCACCACCCCCTCCTCCGTAAAACTTGTAAAGTATTTTATTTAGTCATTAATCTTAGGATATGACTGAACTGACACAAGAACAAGTACTTGCTAACTTAGGCGACAAACGATGGCGCCTAGCTCATCTCTACAAGATCAAAGATAAGAATGGTCAAGTAGTTAACTTCCAGCCTAACTGGGCGCAGGATGCTCTTCTTAAGCCTCACTACTTAAATATTGTCCTTAAGGCTCGCCAACTTGGCGTAAGCACATTCCATGCACTTTTATTTCTAGATGCATGCTTATGGAACAATAACGTGAATGCCGCTATTGTAGCTGATAGCAAGCCTATTGCTCGTGAGATATTCATTGATAAGGTTAAATTCGCTTATGACAACTTGCCTCAGTTCGTTAGAGATCTCTGCCCTGCGCACCGGGATAACGTACATGAAATGCGTTTCCAGAACGGTTCGGTATTTAGGGTTGCGACGAGTTTGCGAGGTGGAACTCTCCAACTCTTACATATCACCGAGTTTGCCAAGATTTGTCAGGAAAACCCTTCTAAAGCTAACGAGATTATTTCCGGTGCGCTCAATGCTGTTCAAGCAGGACAGTTTATCTGTATTGAGTCGACAGCTCGCGGAAGAGAGGGACACTTTTTTGAACTATGTAAACGCGCTCAAGAAATTAAAGATCTCGGTACACCGCTGGGAAATCTTGACTGGAAGCTATGGTTTTTCTCCTGGTGGCAACATCCGGAATATTCCATAGATCCTAAGGATGTTATCATCCCGAAAGACATGGAGCTTTACTTCAAAGATCTTCAATCTAAAGGCATAGAACTTACTGACGGTCAAAAGGCATGGTACTACAAGAAGTCGCTCACGCAAGGCGAGTACATGAAACGCGAGTACCCAAGTACTCCCGAGGAAGCATTCGAGTCTGCGCATGAAGGCTTCTATTTTGCAAAGAACATGTCCTTAGCGCGTCAAGAGCATCGCATATGTCATCTACCTCCATCCGAGCATGCAAAGACGTACAGCGCTGCCGATATCGGTATTGGCGATAATTGCGCAATCTGGATCTATCAACTCGTGGGTAAGGAGATACATTGTATCGATTACTACGAAAGTTGCGATGAAAGTGCTGCGCATTATATAAAGTGGTTAAAGACAAGACCATACGTCATTGACAGGCACATCTTGCCTCATGATGCTAAAGCTAGAGAGAAAGGTTCCGGCAAATGCTACGCGGACTACTTCATTGAAGCAGGTCTTAAGATCGATGTCCTTGCGCGTGATCAAAATGAGCAGTTCGGTATTGAGTGCCTCAGAAGCACATTGAACCGCATGTTTTTCGATCAACACAGGTGCGCAGGAGGCATACGCGCAGTCGAGGCGTTCCGGAAGGAATGGAACGATAAGATGGGATGCTATAGGGATAAGTCCCTTCACAACTGGGCTTCACATGGAACGAAAGCATTGATTTACGCGGCTGAATCAATCGCAAAACTGACAAATGGAGCGGGAATGAGTGCAGAGCTTTGGGCGCAACTTCGCCGGGAATATTTGTAACCATTATCAAGTTCACTCATGACATACACCGGCCAATCTACCTACCAAGGTGGAGGCACACTATTCAAGTGGCAACAGTTTTACTATGATGCATGGCGCACATGGGGTGTCCTCTATGCTGCTCAATACCGTGATCTTCGCGCGTACGCGGGGGATAACTGGACTAACCTTGAAAAGCAGAAACTCCTTAAACAAAACAGGATGGTTCTTGAGCTTAATAAGATCCGTCGTGTCGTTAACCTGTATTCCGGATATGAGCGCGAGAATCGCATGGCTACCGTTTGCACGCCGGTGGAAGATGCCGATGTAGAAACTGCTGATCTACTGTCCGATGTTATGTACCAAGTCTATGAAAAGGGCGACTTCGATTACATATGTTCGGAAGCTTTCGAGCATATGCTTAAGACTGGGTTGGCCATCATAGGCATCTACATGGACTACTCCAAGGATAAAGTCTGCGGAGACATCAAATTCTTCTGGCGACCATTTAACGCGCTGATGCTTGATCCCTACTATACACGAAGGGATCTCGGAGATTGCGACCAAGCATCAACGCGTCAATTGCTTTCGAGAGAACAGGTAAAGGCTTTACTTCCTTTTATTGATCCGGAAGTCATCGATAACATTCCTACAGGGATCAGAGATAACAAGTATCAATATCTCGGTATTTACAGGCAATACAATTCCACGTACATCGCTAAGAATCTTCTCACCTATGACGAGTACTGGGTTCGTAAGAATGTGGAGCAGAAGTACTTAGTGGATACTGAAACAGGTGTTACTACTGAGTGGAACGGGACGCGGAAAGAAGAGAAATACCTTAAAGAAGCTCTTATTGAAACTCCACACTTACAGTTGATTAACTCCCATAAGCTGACAGTACAATACAGCGTTATTGTTGGAGGTAGATTGCTCTACGAAGGTGCTGACCCTACAAACGTATCGACGTTCCCTTTCGCTTTAATGCTAGGATATTTTGAACCGTTAATCGACACGTACGAGTTGAAGATACAGGGCATAGTCCGCTGTATAGTTGATGCACAACGCCAATATAACAGACGTCACTCGCAGATAATCGATTTAATGGAATCCGTAATTAATACCGGATGGATTAGTAAGAATGGTGCTGTACTTGATCCTCAGATGCTTATGCAAGCCGGTGCAGGTCGTCAAGTAGTTGTAAATGAAGGTTATGATGTTAACTCAGATCTCAGAGAAATCCTCCCTCCCCAAATCCCTCCAGGATACTTGCAATACCAAGACATCATGGACAAAAACATTATGGAGATCCCCGGAGCCAGTGAAGAATTACTGGGTCTATCTAGCGTTGGAGACTCTCAGGTATCGGGAAAGCTCGCCGAGGTTCGCACTTCAAACGGCCTTAAAGGCAATCGCGGCCTTTTCGATAATTATGAATATACCAAAAAGCAAGTAGGGCGCTTAGTCCTTGAAGCAATTCAAAAGAACTTCACGCCTGGTAAGATTTTCCGGATGACGGGAAGAGAGCCTACTGAGCAATTCTTCTCCGGAGAATTTCAAGAATACGATTGCGCTATTAAGCAGGCAGTTAAGACGCCTACACAGCGCGAAGCTTACTACTACCAACTCCTCCAACTTCTCGAACTTGGTGCGCCAATCCCTTGGGATGCCGTGCTAGAAGCAGCTCCGATTCAAGGAAGCACCAAGTTGCGCGAGATCTTGGCGAAACAACAACAGATGCAAGAACAAGCAGCAGAGCAAGAGCAGGAAGACGAAGCAATCTCTCGACGCCTGGCTATTTCTCAGACAGAAGAGAACCTTGCACTTGCAGAAGAAAGGCGTGCCCGCGTTCTTGCCGACATCGGTTTGGCAAAAGAACGTATTTCAGAAGGCGAACAGAATTATGCGAAAGCACTCCTTGATAACGCGAAGACGGCCAAGGAGATTCAAGACCTCGACAGGAAATCCTTTATGGATGTGATCAATGTAGCTAAAGAACTACAGATCGCGCACGAGGCACGTATAGAAAAGCAGCTCGACAGAGACATGCAGAAAGCAAAACAACTTAAATCCGAATAGGAGGATTTATGAAAGGTAAAGGCATGGAATACATGCAAGGGTATGGCAATGAAACAGGCTATAGCCCTCCAAAAGGGAACGCGGGACGTGCGGCATATGGCGAGTATGGCCATAAGTCTAATCCCTTATCAGTACCTCGAAAAGGTTCGAGCATTCCTAGTGCGTCTGGTTACGGTGGGCAGAATGCCGACATGCAGAAAATGCAAAGTGAAATCAGAAAGCAAGCAATGAAAGAAAACTTAAGAGGACAGTCCGGATGCTAATACTACCTGCCCAAGAGAAAGAGCGCTTGCACAAGGAAGCACTGGGAGGAGTCACTGACCACTTCAACGTACTTATGGAGAGAATCTTAAATGCAAACTCTTCAAAAGATCTATACTGGATTTTGGGCAAGGCTAGTAAAGAAAAAATCGGAAGAAAACAAATAGTCAAACCTTTCCTTGAGGCTTGCGATGAGAAGCCGGGATTGGTGCGAGAAAGCTTCGTCTATGAGGTAGACAACAGACGAGGCGTTAAGACATTGCTCTGGGTGATGTACCCGGGGGACATGTTGCACTTCCCTACATTGGGAAAAACTATCTGCGTCGCCAGCAAGAATGGCGCTCTTATCTCTCTGCCGGAGCTCGGCAGTTTACACTAACGGGAGTTGAAAATGGAAGAACAAGAAGAGTCAGAAATCATCGAACAGCCTGTCTCCGAGGAAAGTATCGATGTAGCTGAAGAAGAAGTCTCAAGTGAACCGAAACAGGTTCCACTTACTGCACTTCAAGCGGAACGCCGTAAGCGTCAAGATCTTGAAGCACAGAATAGACTATACGCGGATTACATAGAAAGGATGAAGTCTGAGAATGAAGCGCAAGTTTTAGAAGAGGACGAAGATCCGGAACGCCTGTTGGACATGAAGGAATTCAAGTCACAGCAAGCACTTACTAAACGTGAGATCCGCGAAGAAGTTTATAAAGACATGAACCCTAAGGCAATGGCTCAAGTAAAAAAGTATTTAGATCAAATTTTAGAAAAAAAGCCCTGGCTAGCCGATTCGATTAAATCTTCGGAAAACCGGTATGCACGCGCGGCTGAGATTGTAGAAGACTATCAACACCTAGTAGAAACTAAAAAGAACTATGCAACAGGAAATGAAGGCGCAAAGATTGTCGCTAATGCTAATAAGCCCGGCTCACCTATCACGGTGGCAAAGGCTGCGCCTACAAGCAATAGCGCTTACCTTAAAAGCATTCAAGGAACACCCGCATTTAGAGAATATAGACAAAAGGTTATGCGAGGGGAACTCTAATAGGAGTGCCCATATATGGTTGCAGGAACAACTACCACGACTACAGTTGACCCAGAGGTCAATCTGTTTTTCGATAATATCCTTCTGGATAGACACATGCCATACTACGTCCACGGGTACTTTGCCCAAGAGCGTAGGATACCGCAGAAGAACTCAAAGAATGCGATCTTCCGTCGTTTTGATAACTTAGCTGATAGTTTGACTCCGTTAACTGAAGGTGTAACCCCAAGTGCAGAGCAAGTTACCAAGTTTGACATAACCGCGGTTGTAAGTCAATACGGAAAAATAGTCGAACTGTCAGATGACATTATAGTCACTGTCCAGGATCAAACCGCAAATGAAGTCGCAGACATGCTCGCGCAGAACATGCATTCTACCTACGATAAAATAATTCGTAATATGTTACAGGCCACAAGTTCGCAAATCGACTGCCTAAACGGAGTCAATGGAAATGCGATAACTGAGCCCACGACTACAGACTTAGAACTTGCTGTGGATTACCTAGAAGGTAACAATGGCAAAAAAATGTCCCCGAATATAGAAGGGGTCAATGCATTCGGTACAGCGCCAGTATGGGCAGCCTATTGGATGATCATCCACACAGACCTGAGAACTGACTTCAAGAACCTGTCTAATTTTCTCCCTACAGCCGATTATCCCCGACAAATGAGTGTGCTTGAATCCGAGTTCGGATCATGTGATGAGGTTCGCCTTGTCAAGACATCTCAAGCGTATAAAGACACAACAGTGTCTCCTGCCGTGTACTCTAACTTCCTTTTCGCAGCTAATGCTTATGGTCGCATTACCATAGATGATCAGTCTATGGAGATGATAATCAAGCCTTTAGGTGCTGGACAGGATCCGTTGAACCAAAGACAAACTATGGGTTGGAAAGGCCGTCTAGGTGCGGTCATTCTTGACGATAGCTGGGTCATCAACATGCGCTGCACACGATAAGGAGGTGTTATGACAGCAACAGTTTATAATTCAAACCTGCTTTATGCAGGTACACGAGAGTTTTCACAGGTGACTAACACCTTCGGAGGCTATTTACAGTCTGCTGGAGCGGCTTACAACTTAGTGCTTCCATGGCAGGCCGATAAACTTGAGTGGTATAACTACACCAAGTTCGGCACAGATACGAACAATCTTCAGGGTGTGTGGTTTAGAAATTTTCCATCCGGTAATGGTCTTATTATCAACCGCGGGACTACTACTCTAACCTCTACTCTTGAGGCAACTAATGGTGTAACTATCAACAACACACCTTCCGGGTTTGTTGCTGAACAGCAAGCGATTACTGGCGTCAGCACAACTGCGGCTGGGATTCCTTGCATTATCACTGTTCCGTCAACTGCTGGTTGGGTATCCGGAAGTACACGCATTATCATCACTCAATTAAATGGAGCAGTAGGTTCGATCCTTAACAACTACGAATACGTCGTTAATGTTCTAAGCTCTACAACTGCATCACTTTACGATGTATACGGCGTTCCGGTTAACAACCTAGGTACTTACACTTCAGGTGGTCAAGCCACTCTTGAAGGTCCAAGCCTAGGCATTGTTAATTCACAACCAGTGTACGCATTAACCCTTGGCACTGCCGTCATGGGTAACAATAACGACATCATCTACTTCGTAGCATCGAAGTTCAACTCCTATTTCAACATCGGCGTCGCTTAAACAATCACCCCTGCTTTCGAGCAGGGGATTAACTCAAGGAGATTATGAAGCCACAAATTAAAAATATTTCTACTGATCAGTCTGTCCCGACTGAAAACGCTTTCGATTTTGATAGTTTTGAGATCAAAACCTTAGAGGATTTTGATACATGGAATAGACATGCGCGCATTGCGCTTAGAAAGGCCCGCCAGTTCGATAAACACGCACAACCTGTGTATCCTATCAAGGTTCCCGATGAATCGTACCACGAGAAGGTAAAGGTCAAATTTCAGCGTTTTGATCAACCAGAGAACGTGCTCAAGACATGGATAAGAAATAAAGATATTGATTGGCGTGGGCAGTTGAAACCTGGACAAACATACGACTTACCCAAACCAGTTGTTAAGTTTCTTAACAAGCTTGCTGTTCCCATCTTTGGAGAAGTGAAAGTCGAAAATGGTGGAGAGAACATCACTGAAACCAAACAAGTTGGCGAGCGCGCGCGATTCTCATTACAGAGAGTAGAGGATTACTAATGGTTACGACCGCAAGAGTTATAGAAATTCTGCGCAATACGACAGGGAGAGTGGACGCTAGCGATCCACTCTTTACTGACACGCGCATGCTTGAGTATCTCAATGAGTTCATTGTAAATCAATCGAGCATCGATGTCCGGCTGTTTAAGAATTATACGTGGTGGGAGTTCTCGATTGACACCACCACACTAAACCCTCTTCCGGTTGATTTACAAGCGCTTGGATATACAACTATTTCCGATCCAGCTTACTGCTCCGGGCCCACACAACCCGATCCTATTTACCCTAATAGCTGGTCACTATTCTGGTATCAAGATCCTGCGCAATTCTACTACAAGTGGCCAAATTATGAGCAGTTTACTCCTCAACGGCCAACCGATGTGCTCTATTTTAATAACGAGCTCACATTTCGTGGTCCCCCAGACCAGCTATATTACATTAAGATTCAGGCATATAAGTACGAGTTGACGCTGCCTGAGAATGGGAATATTCCCTTTGACTACCTCTATCGTTACCTCGCCTACGGAACCTCACTTGATATCTTCTCCGACTATGGCGAGATGGATCGCTACAACGAAGTAATGCCGGTGTTTAAGAAGTACCGAGGACTTGTTCAAGCCGTTACATGGCAACAATTTATAACCTGTCGCACAGCCCCACAATGGTGATACATGAGCTTTAATCCAGCAAAACCTGCCAACGCCGAGTCGCCGGCTTTATTCCCTCAAGAGAACAGGGATAACATGGCGCGTCTTCAGACAATGATCGGTGCTGACCATCAATTTAATCTTTCTCCGGCTGCCAATGATGGTTTCCACAAGACAGTCCACTGGATAGATCAAGGCTCCGGTGCAATAGATCCGGCTGCTACTGATCCGACAATCAATGCTCCGACGTCCGGAACTAATCCTATTACATGGGAACAGCAAGATGTCTATGGAGATAGCATTCCTTGGTTTAGGCAGCCGTCGGATGGAGTAATGACATCTATGTTAGGATTTAATGAGATTCACAGAGACGCAGTATCTGTAGGTAACGGAGCTACAATCTTTGTAACACCTCCCGACAATACTTATGGGGAAATCTGGTGGTACGTTCCGGCTACTGGCACAAATATTACAGGGTTAATTTCAGGGAAGGCTTTTTATGTGAAATCCGCAGGCGTGTGTGGGGCTTCAGCTGAAAGTCCGAATCCTGCATTAGCTTTATTTGTCGCCCCAAACACCGGATTAGCAGTTTATTCCAATGGAACTCTTGATCCTGCAAGTCTTTATGCTTCATTTCCAGTTGGCCCTACAAGATTAGTGACCTTCCGCATTCTCTATAGGTACTTATGAGTTATCAGCCGTTTCTGATTAGCAACTTCGCGACCGGCTATGACAGAGAACGTCAGCCCTGGCTACTGCCAACAGACGCGCAGGATGTCTTG